AGGAACGTGTTGCGGAAGTGCAGCACATCCTCCATCCGCACCGTCTTCACCCGCGATACACCCGGCTTGGGGGTATATTGGATGGTGTAGGTGTCAGTCCCCGTGTTGATGATTCCTGCCTGACAGAGCCACAGCGCACGGGGCCAATCTCCGGCCATGTCACGCTCCAAATAGACGTAGGCATTGCCGAAGTAGATTTTGCGGAATTCTATCTGTTCCTGCAACTGCGAGGCCGACATATAGGGATTTGGCCGCACCTGAAGCAGGTAGTTCAGCTTGCCGTTGTCGCCGTAAAGGCTCTCCACGAAGTTGCCGCCCTCCATGTCCTTGCGCTGGTACTCCACTTCCATCTGTCCCATCGTCTGCATGATAAGGCTCACGCCACGATGCCACGCGGGCACCATGAGCGACGACATCCCGTGAGGGCTCACTACATTAGCCGCCCAGTTGCCGCCCTTCGGCTGCGTCTGGTTCTCCGGCGCGGCGGGTTCGGTGGTGGTGATGGTGCCCGGCGTACCGTTGGCACTCACCACCTCGCGCTTGCGAAAAAATGATATGTTACTTCCGAACAATTCCATAGTTCTTTCCTTTTCTTATTGCCTGTTTTATGTGTAGGGGTTTACTCACGTCAGCGGGCCGCTGCCTAAGAAGGTGGCCACAGCCTGCGCGAGGTTGCCGATGGTGCCCGTCACCTTCCAACCGGTGATGAGAGCCGTGCCGCTCACGGTGTCATCATCCACACCGCAGCTGATGGTGACGGTCTGACCCACCATGTCCACGTTGCTCTTGATTGAAGTGACAAGCGTGTTGCACGTCATCGACCATGACTTCCGTCCGGCTATATTGTTCTCCCACTGCCCCTGCGTCGGCGAACTGACGGGGATGCCCGCACAGCGCACGTCGATGTCGCACGACTTCTGTACGGCTATTGCTGTGCCGTTCTGCTTCACGATGAGTTGTCTGCCATGTATGATTCCCATATCTTGTTTCTTTTTTCGGTTTTACATGATACCGAGCTGACGGAGCATGCTCGTGGTTACTATCTCGCCCTTGCCCTTACGCTTCAGTGTATTCTCTACTCCAAGGTATATGCGCTCGCCTTCAATGTATGGCTGCAATGACGACCCTCCTCCAAAATCTCTGTCTTGCAAGGCGTTGGCAATAACACCAGCCTGGGCCTGGTTCAGTACCAGCTCGCCGGCATTGAGCCGTGCGGGGATCATGTCCCCGCTGAACGTTCGCCCTGGCACACGGTAGCCGCTTGCGGCCTTGACTACGCCACCATTAGCAAAGAGGCCGAGCAGTGTACCTACCTTCTGGAATGCTTCGATGGATGTCAGAATCATGGTGATGCTGTTCAGTGCGTTAAGCATGTTTTGCATGTCCTTGGGGATCTCCATGCCAAGTCCCTCTAAGCCGCTTACCATGCTGCTGATTCCTTCGTTCATCTTGCTCATGACGTCTGTCAGTTTCACCTCTTTGGGGCTTTCCTGCTTTGTCGGCTTATCTTGGGTTTTTAAATTCTTGATACGTTGGTCTCCACGCCTAATCATGTCGGCAGCAGTTGGGACGGTTACCATGTCCCGTATGCTAACGCCCTTAATCTTCCCAAGCGACACCATGTTGCCGGACTCGATGTTGCTCAGCTCGCCCTTCAGCTCCTTGACACGGTTGGCTACCGCATCTATCTGGGTCTGGAAATTCTGCCACTCGGTGACATTGGTGACCTTGCTCTGCTCCTTTCGCAGCTCCTGCATCTGCTTTGTGAGCTCTGCCACGCTTCCGACTGGGAGCACTTCAGTCACGGTTGTTGTCCTTCCGTCTCGCGTACCACCGCCAGTGGTTTCACCTCTCATCAGTTTGCTGACGGTGACGCCCTCTGCACGGTTCATAGTGCGATAGGCTTGCGACAGCATACCGTAAGCCTGTGCTGCCTGCTGGTCGCGCTGCTGGATGAGTCTCACAAGGTCATTATATCGCTCGCCATCCACACGGAAGGTGCCCCATTTCTTGTATTCCTCATATGGGTTTCCCTCTTTTACTCTCCTGTTACCCCAAGCGTCTGTGTAGTAGTTTTCATTTCTCCACTTCTGATATTGTTCATATCCTGCCATGCGCTTGTCAAACTCAGCCATCGAGCTTGTGCCTTTGCGGAATTCACTAAGACTCAATCCTAATTCTTTTGCCTGACGATTATAGACGGCATCTATGGCCTTTCCTGTCTGCTTGACTTCGTTTCCTACGAGCGAAACGACAGACTTCATTCCGTTTTGCAGTTGGGCTTCGAGGCGACGAATCTGCTCAGGAGTCAACAGCTGGCCGTCCTTCATGGAAGCCCTGCGACCGTCAACGGGTGCAATATAGCGTCCCGTCTGTATCATCATGCGCATACGCTCGTTCTCCGTCTGTTGGGCTGACATCTTCGGAGCCTGTATGGTCTTCATCGTCCCCAGTCGGTCGAGTTCGTCGTATGCTTGTCGGGCAGCTGTCACTATCTGGTCAATACGTCCCAGATAGCCGCTGATGTCGCCCGTGTTGAGGGCTGTCAGGAATCCTTCGTAAAGACTTTTGCTCGAATCCATCACGCGACCCCATTCATCGACGGTTGCCTCTGATGCGAAAAAAGCATCCTTGGCCACGTCGAGAGCAGCCTTGCCTGCCGCAAGGGCTGTGCCCCAACCAGCAAGCGACTGAATGCTCATGCCGAATTTATTTGATAGACCGTCGAGCGCACCCGTCAGACCGCCACTGCCATTGACCGACTTATTGATGTCGTCGAGTTGCACCTTGCTCTCGGTGATACGAACCTTCAGTTGGTCGAGCGATGCGGCGAGGGTCTTGCCGAATGGCGATGCCTTCTCTGCGTTGGTCATCTGCTTGTACTGTGCGGATAACTCCACGAATGTCTTCTTCATCTCGGCCAACTTGCCGGTGGCCGTGCGTGAAGTGGTATCCATTTGTCCAATGGCACGCACATAGTCGAGCGTTTCCTTCTCCACAACTTCGAGCGTACCACCAACCTTGCGGCACTCGTCAATATATCGGGTCAACCCATTGGTCGCCTGCTTCAGTTTGTTGTCGTATTCTGCCGAATTAACAGTAAGTCTTAAAATTGATTCTGCCATAAATATAAAACCCGATTAGTGGGCAATCACTAATCGGGTTAAATGTTGTTGTAGGTTTACTTTATATATAAGCCCACCGATATTTATTCTTTGGTACATGGATACCACGGCACCATTCGCATAGACTGACGTAATTATAGCCTGTCACTTTTGCCGCTTCCTTCGCACTGTTGTATGTTGCAACGAGATTGCCAGATAAATCGTACTGCGCAACCTTTCTCCAATTACTTTCGGTAGTTCTTTGTATAGCCGTCCCATATCTTCGATTATAAAGTTCGGTACACCATTCCAGATTGTCAGCCTTATTGTTTGATTTGTCCTCGTCTTTATGATTCACGACATAACCACGCTTGTAACCTTCACAAAAATGGAGAGCAACCAGTCTGTGTGCTGTATATTCATACCTTTTCGATTCTTTATAAAGAATAACGTGATAATACCCAGAATGTGTTTTGTTGAGGTATAATAATTTAGGACGCAAAGGAACTATCGCGGATGATCCACTTCTTGTTATAGTATTTTTGTATTTATAGACAGAACGGAACCGCCCCATATTGCTGACCTCATACAGCCCCTCAAAATTTTTGATTGGTTTCCATTGCTCTCCTGGTAGGTCTTCCATCCATTTGAACGAGAGATTATCTATCCTGTTGTTTGATATATCACCATCAATGTGAATTATTTGCATACCATCTTCATAACCTTCTCCAAAATGGGATGCCACAAGTTTACATACAGGTATTGTTTCCTTGTCTTTACAACCCTTTTGCGTCATGGCTACTGAATATCCATATCTGTTCAATATAATCTTCTTAATGGCTCCCTTGCGTGTCCTATAACTTGCAATGTTCCCGTTTGGGTATGAGCGCGTTACCCATGTATCTGGATAGCGCACCCTTCCCATATTGCTGACCTGATAGCGGCCTTCAAATCCTTTTACATCTTTCCAAACTTCGCTCATACGATTGCGGTTAAGATGGTGAACACCAGGGCACCGATGGCACCCATTACCCACTCCTTTGCCGTGAAGTTCTCACGCTTGTAGTCTTCGATGATTTCCTTCATGGCTTATTCCTCCTCTTGGTTTTCAAGTTTGGCGAAATCAGACAAGTCCTGAAGATTGATTAGCAGGCACTGAATTGTTGAGAAGAAGATGGCTATTTCCTCCATGCTCTGCTTGTGTCCGGCAGAGTTGGCGATGTCCATCAGCTGCATGATGATGGTCTGAGCAATGGCCATTTCGGTCATCATCTCTTCGTAACTGTACTCTACACCGAGAAAGTCGATAACTTTCTTCACTGCTTCCTCCTTTTTGGCGAGGTGTTCCTTCACTTTTTTGTAATTCATAGCTTGAAATTTGAACAATAAAAATATGCAGCACTACGCGCTGTTCAGGCTTCAAGTCGGAAGACCTTGGGGTGGTTATCCCATACCCCACGCGGTGCTGCATTAGCATTATTTCCCTTATGTCTATGGCATAAAAAAATGCCGCCTTTGCGGGCGACCTTCATGCCCGACTTGAACTTTGAACGATGCAAAGATAAAAAGTTTCCCGTGAAGTTGTATCACTTCACGGGAAATTTTAAAATCTTTTAAGAGTTATCCTTCAATATCTCCGTCCGGTGTATCACTTCCGCCTTCACCGACTGTGTTCAAGCGGTTGACTTTTTATTCAGCATTGCTTCGAGTTCGGTGTCTATCAGCACGGCGAGGTTTTCGGCTGCTTGTGCCAGGGCTCGCTCACCAGCACCACGGAAGAAATTGCGCGGCGCGATGGCACCACGATTGCCTGACAGCCTACCGCCTCGCGTGCCCGCCGTGCGGTCTTTTGTTCCGCTATTGATAAAGCGAAGAATCCATTGGCGGTCGTGAGGCCCGTAGTGCATCACGGAGTCAGTACGCGCTCCTCGCGGCACTCGGTTTCCGCCTCGCTGTCCTGGCTGAAGTTTCCTTGGCGGTTCATAACTGGTCGGTGTACCAGCCTTTTTCCTCATGTCCAGGATATTGATGTTACCACCAAGTATCTTCTTATAGACGGCTGTTCGGATGCCATGCGCTGCACCTCGTGGGTCGTTTTCCATTGCACCGCGAGCCGCCGACACTAATTCCGGCCTGACCTCCATCAGAGCCTGGCGAATGAGTTTCTGCAAGGCCTTCTGGGTCTTTGGATTCGTGGAGAGAGCTGCTTCGAGCACCTTCTGCTGCTCCATGATGATGGTATCGTTAATATCAATTCCAAACATACATTATTCTGGAATATTTCCGTTGCGGGTTTACCGCATGGGCAAAAAAAACGGGAGCGCCGCTGCGCTCCCTCAAACAAATCTTCAAAAATTGAAACCTTTAAAAATACCAATAAACTAAAAATACATTACAAACCTATAGAAACGAATAAAAATCTAAATGTGTCTGAATTCCGCTAATCACAATCTT